TCCAGTAATAAGTGGCAAACTTTCAAAACTCGGAGATAGTGTCTTCTCTTGTACATGAACCGCTTTCCCCACCCGTGAGGTGATAATATGACAAGTTTCAAAGTAAGTAACAAAGATCTAGCCCAGTTCATTACAGGGTTTGGCAAAGAATTGCCTGACATTGTATTCAGGGTCAAAGATGAATATGTAGAATCGGCAGTGGGTAAAGACACCCACTACCTTAGACGACGACTGGCTGTTAGAGAAGCAGAGGCTGGCAACATTGCAGTAAGCGATGTATCTAGGCTACTTGCATTCTTGAAGGCCACAAAGACCGGAGAGGTCAGCATCAATCAGATGGGTAAGACATCAGTGTTGCATGTAGCCTGTGGCAAATCCACACTACAGTTGCCGACATCATCCTACCTGACTACTCAGAAGCAATTGCCTCTGATAGAAAGATTGGTTGGTGAAGGTGAAACTAACATGTGGCGGAGTTGGGCCAATTTTGACCTAGACTGTCATGGTATAGTAAACGGAGAAGACTTCGCCCCTGCGGCACAGTTTGACAAAGTAATTGGTGGCAAGTTTTCCTGTAAGTCAGCATTTGACCCATCAGGTGAGTATGTAGTCAGTGCGGGTTCAAAGGCCAAGGGCAAGATGTTTGTCCGTGTACCTATCACCAACTGTGAATCTAATAACGATACAGTGAACTCAGCATTTGCTTACTGGTTACCATCGCTACTGGCTAACCTACCACCGGGACCACTCAATCTCCACACAGGGGATGAAACAGTCCTTGTGATAGAGCAGGGTGACACTGGTTTCCTACTAGTCGTGATGGATCAAGAGTACGAGGAGGACTGAGTATGTTCTATCAGTGTAACTGTGGTAAAGACATACCTTATCACAAAGGTAACAAAAAGAAGCCACTTTGTCCACATTGTCATTGCTACCAAGGCGAAGGCGGTTGTAACGACTGCGAATGTTTGGGGGAAGAGGAGTGATTATCAACACCTACCGACCCGACCCTGAAGGACACGACCACATATACAAGAGATGGCGTGACTCTGAAGGAAACCTGATAGAAGAGCGAATCAGTGATTTTAAGCCGTACTTTTGGATTTTAAACAAAACGCCTGAGAGAATTGTACAGCGTGTTCTGTCACGATACCCCGGTAGTTCGATTGATAAAGAGGACACTGCGATTGCTCTAAAGACAGAGGACACACTGGTTAAGGTATATGCCTACAGACAAGCAGATGTCAGACAGATGCAAAAGGAGTTTGGTAGGACTTGGGAAGCAGACATGAGTCTAACCGACAGGTACCTCATAGATGAAATCAGAGAGATGCCTGAGTGGAAACCCCGTGTATGGCACTTCGATTTGGAATGGGATCCCCATGACAACTTCACAACTGTTATGTCTGTAGTGGACAACTACAACAATAGGAATGTCACATTTTGCTGGAGCGAAGAAACAGCAGAAATAGAAGAGAAAGGGTTCGTAAGAAAAGAGGAACGCCATGTAAAGCATGAAGGTGCCGACTTTGTTTACGAGCGTTTATTCTACACTGATGAAAAGTCAATGCACAGTGCCTTCTTAGATTATTTAGAAGAGTGCAACCCCGATATACTCATAGCCCACGCTATCATGTGGGCAGATTTACCTCACCTAGTCAGTAGACTGGATGAGTTCAGACGACTCAGCCCTCTTGGCCGTGTACTGAAACCACCTAAAGGAGAGCGTGGTTACAAGTACACTGCTCAGCCAATCATAGGCAGATTGTGCTTCGACACAGCAGCGCCCTACGACAGTGGTACAGGCTTTGAGCGTGTATGGAAGGATAGCGGTAAACCGCAATTAGCCAGTCGAAAACTAGACCACATTACAGGCCCCGATGTATTGAATTACGGCGGCAAATTTGACATGGATGTATTTACAGGATGGAGAGAGAGATTTGATGACTATTGTGATTATTGTATGCAAGATACTTTACTACTCAAAAGAATGGATGAAGAAAATCATGTCCTAAATTTCTTCTTATCATTACAGCGTATATGTGGTGTGACATTCACTTCATGTCACAATGTAACTAGATTCGCCCGTGGCCTGCTCAGCAGACGCACACACTGGAAGGCACCTACAAGGCCTGATGTAGAGAAACAGGACTACGAGGGTGCATACATTCCTCCGCCCAAACCGGGCAGGTACGAGGGTGTAGCGTGTGTAGATTACAAGGGACTGTACCCTTCACTCATTTTATCACATTCACTATCATGGGAAACCCAAGTAGATCGAAGTAGAGCCGGTGAAGACGGTGTACACAAGTTACCTGACGGCTCTTGTTGGGACCAATCCAAGAAGGGGCTACTTCCTCAAATTGTAGAGGAAATGTTTGAGTTGCGTGATGAATACAAAGGTAAGATGAAAGCGGCAGATAGCCCTACAGAGAGGGCTGGCTGGAATACAATGCAACTTGCTACCAAGCGAGTGATGGCGAGCCTATACGGTATGGTCGCCAGTGCTCATTGGGGCTGGTGTGACTTCGACATAGCCAACGCTATCACAGCCTGTGGTAGAGAGGCAATCAAATTCCTAATGGAAGAATCAGAGGCTCAGGGCTACGAGGCTCTGTATGGTCACACTGATTCAGCATTCGTGAGTGTACCATTCGATGAGGCACCGGCATTAGCCAAGCATCTGACAGACAAGGTACAAGTTGATCTCAACGCAAGTCACCTATTCGTGGAGTTTGAGGCATATATGCCATACTGGTTAGTAGCGGGGAAAAATCTCTACTACGGTATATGCTCTTGGCCCCCTGAAGATGAGGGTAAGCCTAAGTCGGCTCGATTCGGTAAGATTTCTACTCTCGCACCTATCTCTCGCAACTTAGAGAGAGATGTGCTAAACTTGGTATGCCAAGGTGCATCAGAAGCAGATGTAATAGACCATGTTAGGCCTATTGCACTCAAGATACAGAAGGCCAAGGTCGATTTGAAAGAGGTAACTGGAGTAACTAGAATATCTAAGAAATTGAAGGATTATGCCAAGCCTACCTTGGGTGCTAAGGCTGCTGTGTATTACAATAAACACATGGCAGAGCGATTCAGCCAGCCCAAGTTTGATGAAGGTGACAGTGTACCGTGGGTATATGTTGCCTCTTCTCCTGACTGGGCCGCACCTACAGATATAGTCTGTTACAAGGACATATCTGAGATGGAGGGCTTTACGCTCGATTGGGAGAAAATGGTTGACAGGTTAGTTAAGCGCAAGGTCAAGCCGATATTCCAAGCCCTTGAATGGGACTTAGAATCGGCTTCAGGTGCAGCACGACCAAAGAGGTATTGGTGATATTATGACAAGAGATTTTGAAGCATACAAGAAGTCCACATACAAGTGGGAACCGGGGCACGAATTACATCTACGAATCACTAAATCTAGCCTGACTAGTGACTTCGATTACTGTCCACAGCAGTATCATTACAAGCGTAGAGAGGGACGCAAGACTCCTCAAACAGACGCTATGGTTAAGGGTATCAATATACACAATGCTATGGAAGAGTTCTATGTATATGTTAGACCCAACATCAACAAAGTACTGAAACTACTCAATGAAAAGAAGAGAGATGAAGCACTCGATTTGTTTATCAAAAGTGTACCTGAGCCTGAAGAGCCTTGGGAACTAGGAGAAGGCCCAGTTATAGTAAAAAGGCTGAATTGGGAGTTGGATCGACTAGAGGCTACACAGGGTGAAAACTTCTTACCAGTCATTAACGAAGATGAGATACATGTATTCACTGAGCGTGAGTTTGTACATAATGGGGAAACTCACATTGTACCTATTCACTTTGCTGGTATGATAGACCGTGGATTTGAAAACGATGATGGCACTATTAGCCTGATGGAGTTAAAGACAGGTAAATGGAAGCAGAAGTGGGACAAGAAAAAGAATGATTGGGCCGATGATAGATACAAGGTACAGGGCATGCGCAAAGAAATGGCATACTACGCTGACTTACTCAAGATGGCAGACCACCCACTACAGAATGTAACTCATTGGGGCTGGTTCTATCCTGACGGCTCCTGTGGCGATGATATGGAAGGTGTCAGGTTCATAGATAGTTGGAAGCACGAGAAGGTAGTTAAGTCCTATTCTAAGTCCTTAGATAAGGACATCAATAATCTGTTAGAGGCCTACTTTACAGACAACTTTCCACCAAAACCACACCAAGGTAAATGTGCTTGGTGCAGTTTTACTGAAGATTGCCCCGCATGGAAACCCGGCGGTGAGCATCACTGGCCGAGGTGGTAAAATGCACATGACTTTTGATTTTCCAAGAGAAGTATTAGAACTAAGCACAGAGAAGGGCAAAGGCTTCAGAAAACTAGTATCAGACACTGTTCAGTTTGAAAGGTACTGGGCTGGTAAAAACGGCGTATCTAATGCCTATATGACAGTCTATGGTTACCGTGCTACCGAAGCACCCAATCACAGGAGAGTCAACCTACAAACACCTATCATCAGGCACTTTGTACTCGATTTCGATCCCAAGGACTTTACTAATCCTAAGCGACCTGATGTACCACTTGAAGTACCTCTGAATCAGACACTGAAGTTACACCAAGAGTTACTAAAGAATGACATAGAGCATGGTGTGTGGTTTAGTGGGGGTGGCTTCCACATATGGATAGCACTATCGGAGATATACACACCTGCCAGCGGCTCACATCTGTCGGCAATCAGAGAAGCAGGTATGAAACGAGTCAATGACTGGATAAAAGATTTAGATTTGTTTTGTTCAGACCCCGCTGTACCATTTGATACAAGTGGACTCATTCGCATTCCTAATTCCTACAATGCCAAGCGTGGATATTGGAGTATTCCTCTGAAAACAGAGGATTTACAAAATGGAGTAGACCATATTTTAGAACAGGCCCTTGATGCAACAAGCGGTGTCATTTCTTATGGTTCCAAAGGTGTAAAACTCAAAGTGAAGAAGCCGGGGGAAAAGAAGGGGGTGTTCCAAAAGAATACTGCTCCTCTCGATCTACCGACTCTCAAAATGGATGGAGTAATCATACTCCCCTGTCTAAACCAAGCCGCCTGTCAAGTGGGCGGGAACCCTAGTCACGATGCAAGGGTACAGTTAGTAAAGTATCTAGCAAAGCGTTTGCGGCACTTCTTACCACTTGACAAGTTCTCACCCGATGTACTACAAGGTCATACAGAGAAGATTGTTTCGTTTATCAAGAGTCTTCAGTGGGCTGACTTTGACGAAGGGGTAACTAGATACCAAGTACGGACTATTGTGGGTAAAGACTATCCTCAAACCTGTAAGATGCTATGGTCTAAGGGTCTATGCATGGGTAAGTGTCGATACTGGGACAAAACGGGGGCTGTAGAATGAAGAAGAAAACACTGTATATGTCTCGTATAATTAGAGTATTTGAAGCAGAGAAGGGTGCACTCAGTACTAACGAAATATACGATATGTTACTTTCACAAAGGTCACATAATGGTAGACCCTATAGTAAAAGCCCCGGAAAAATGACATTGACACAGATTTTGAGCAAGTGTCCTGAATTCAAAAAAGTAGGACATCGTAGCAGAACAAAGAATGGTAACCGTGAAAGGATCGGTGTGTGGAAATTAGCAGAAGAGGGAAGTCCATGAAGCAACACACATTTCATGGTGCAGAATGCAGCATATGTAAAAGAAGCATCAAGACCAATAATAAGTCTAAAAGAAGCATATGTTTCAGGTGTAACAACAAGGCACCGCCTGACAAATATAGGTGCAAAGGAATGAATTCTAAAGGAAATCGCTGCGGACAATGGGCCAAGGTAGATAAGGAGCATTGTGCCCATCATGATTCCAAGGGGGAGTAGACTCATGTGGAAGGTAATACAATTTGTCGAAGCGTTGCTTCTGATAGTGGTATTGGTACCCATTCTATTGATTTTATATCCTTTACACATAGTTAATGAGAAGGTGTTTGGATGACTAAGGTACCATTAATTATTGACTCTAATGAAAGAGGGCCGCTGAAAGATGCCATCGTTAGGGCAGCAGAAAGACAGGGCATTCCTATCAAACAAGAGTTCCTACAGGGCATGGGGGATTACAAAGCAGGGGATGGGCACATAGAGTGCAAAAGTATCTCTGATTTGTTTCAATCTACCTATTCAGGGCACCTGATGAGACAAATGGAAAACCTAGACGCTAATTGTCAGCGAGTTTTCTTAGTGATACATGGAGATCTAGCGAAGTATGTCAAAATATCAAATAACCAAGGTAGAAAAACCACCTATTCCAAGGCCCTCAACACATTAACCGGAGTCATTGCTCGCATTATGGCTGACTTCGATTGTCATGTTTGGCGGGCTAACAATTACAGTGAGGCGGCTATGTTCGTCACCAAATTACATTCCAAACTACATACCTCTGCATCAAGTCATGGTGCAAAGGCAATCACTAGAGTCAGCACCAATGATATTAGGGCTGATATGTTACTTTCTATACCCGGATTCGGGCAAGACCTAGTAGAAAAATTACTAGATAAATGTGGCTCTATTGAAGAGATGTTACATGTCGAATCCATTAAACAGGTGAGAGGAATGGGTTCAGTTCTGCGCCAGCGATTAGTTGAGGTTTTAACTAGCGAAGAACCAGTAAAGGTAGAGAGAAAATACAGTAAACGGAGAGGAAAGATATGATTGAGCACAGCGTAGAGCACTATGAATGCATGCAGAAATACCCTATTTTGAGAGGATATTTAGAACACTTTAGAGAAGTATCAAAAGACAACGAAATACCCGGCCTACTATCATTTTTCTTTATTCTAGGGCAGACTGCTCTACCATTTGTAAGAGTACCAATTGGTGCCTCTAACATCGATCCAAGGGTGAGTGTGTTTTGGATTCAAGACACTAGGACTGGTAAATCAGTGGCGTTTGAAATCATACAGCGTGTAATGACATCTGCTGGCTTAGATTGCGTTGATTATACAACTGGTACTGACTCCGCTATGGTCGGCTCTTGGAGTCGGGACGAAGATGGCACATTGCACCAAACACCGGGGGTGTTAGCGGGAGCAAAGGGGATGAACTTCGATGAAGGTTCCATTATCCTAAAACCCACCCAGCACTCAGAACAAACTGTTTTGTTTTTACAATCGGCATTGAATTCTGCTGGAACTGGTAGAAACATATTGACCAAGCACATGAAAGATGGTACAATTACCATCGAGTCTTTAGTGTCACTTTGGATTACAACATTCCCTCCACAGGGTATCAAAGAGCATGTACTTGACAAGGGTATTTTCCAAAGAGTACTAGTTTATTGGAGGCACTGGACTCTTGAGATGAAAAGAAACATTGCTCACGAATTAGCAGACTCTGTACACAACCATGTTGACTTTGAAGTATCATACGACGAAGTAGTTGACTTCTTTAAAGACTTGAAGGACAACTTGCAAGCAAGGGTATGTGACTTAGCCGGAATTAGTGCAGATGAGTGGGGTAAATCTACTCGTGAGATGCAAGAAGGATGGACTAAGGCGGTAATGTACGATATGTTCACCTTAGATGCCACCTATCGATCTGCTCTACATCAGGCAATTGATGATTATTACGACTTAGTAGAAAACATGGACCCTAAGAAGCAGGGTGTATGTGCATCATTCATTATGGGTCTACAGAATTACACCAATGTATTAGCCCACCATATGGCTATGTTGGAAGGTACTTGGGTGGTCACTGGAGACCATGTAGATATGGCTAAAGAGATTCTATACGACCTGTATCACAATCTAATTGACTGGCTGGAATCAGAGGTCAAGGTAGGCATGGCTAATGCTACTAAGCGTAAGATGCAGGCTAGTTGGAAAGGCGCTTATTGGCGCTGCGAGCAATATGATTTCAATGACAACCGAGGGCCGGGATGGGTCAAGAAGGCTAAGGTTATGGAAATGTTCGGCAAGAGTGAGAATCTAAGCAGTAAACCGGGCATTAATAACAAATACAATGAATCGGGGAAAAGTCTGTTTGAGGAAACCCGTGATGGGAAAAGTAAGTATGTCAGATTGCTCAAAGAGCATAGAAGTAAGGGGGATTAAAATGGAAAAAAACTGTTCTCTTTGTCATGCTAAGTTTGAGTACAAAGATGAAGGTATAAGTGGGTACTTCGGTCTATTGAAAGTAGATTTCTGCGACTTCTGCCTTGCCTGTATGGGCGCTATGCATGAAAGCCTCAAGGTTTTACTAGGTGAAGAGGAATGAAAGGCAAGCACTTTGTCGTGTTCGCCTATGGTAGTGAATTTTCACATATGGTGAATGCCCCCGAAGTGGTAATTGTCACTAGTGATGATTACTTATCGGTATACACTAGTCACCGATCTTATATCAATTCAAAGCCAATTTCTTATTCAAAAATACAAGACGAAATGGCCTATATCGTAGATAATGGAGGTATATTGGTCCTAAAGAATACTCAGCCCTATGGCCTGAATACTTCTTGGACAGGTATAGACAAAGGTAGTCCTAGTGATATGGTTGACCATATTGAAAGGCATATCATGGATATAGATTTAGAGATAAAGCGTATTTCGGAACAGCAATTAAATCTAAACGATTTAGATTTGGAGTATTCCCTGCATACAGAAATGTATGCCCCTATTTGGCAGAAGGGCAGTGAACTGTCAATAATTAAGCACTGCATCGATGATGCGAATATCATACTCACCCTAGTACAGCGCTGTAGTAGCGCAGGTGATATAAGGGTGAGACTAAGAGACAAGGGAGTACCAAAGGAGTATGATGTAGAATGGTAAACAACGGAGATCAACAACAAACAGCACAGAGCCTAAACATTCGTGCTGCGAAAGCAATCGCAGACACGGTTAGAAGTACGCTAGGTCCAGCGGGAATGGACAAGATGATGGTCGATGGAGGTGGCAATGTCATTGTAACAAATGACGGCGCTACTATCCTTCAATCACTAGATGTATCACATCCGGGCGCTAAGATGATAATTGAAGCGGCTAACACTCAAGAGAGTATGTGTTACGATGGTACGACCAGCACAGTAGTATTAGCAGGGCAACTGCTGAGCAATACTGAATCACTATTTGAAAAGGGCCTACACCCTAATGTTATCTGTAAAGGTTACAGACAAGCAGCACAGTGGGCTACTGAACACATTCCAAGCCTAGCAGAATCTGCCAAGCCTCACTTGAGGCATGTAGCGCAGACATCGATTACAGGTAAGTCATTGGAATCCGCTATGGAACATGTCAGTGAACTATGTGTTAAGGCGGCAGAATTGGCAGGTGGCGATTTTGAGCGCATCCGTGTCCTGTGTCAGCCCGGTGGAGGCTTAGAAGATTCGACATGCTTCTCAGGTGTAGTATTACACAAGGAATTCATGTTACCTGCTATGCCTCTCACACCTGAAGGCAAGGTACTACTAATCAACACTGGACTCAGTAACAAAAAGAATGAGGACAATGTACAAGTGTCACTTGGATCTGCTGCTGAGTATCAACAATACCAGCAGACTACAACTAGGGATATTTGGGTCAAGAAAGCAGAGTCTATCATCGAGCGCCTACCTAATGGTGGTGCAGTATTGGTCAGAGACCATGTAAACGAGGTAGTTGCGGCTACTTTGGCTAAGGCCAATATCAGCGTAGTTCAGCGTTTACCTGAAAGTGATATATCTGCTCTAGGGTTACTACTAAACACCTCTGCGGCTCACACTGTTGAGGACTTAGGGGATGCAGTAGATGCAGACATCGAGTGTACTACTATCGGTGACATGAAGTATGTCGTCGTCAAGGGCACAGGTGAAGTCACTACTCTTATCCTAAGAGGTGCTACTAAGCAAACACTAGATGAGACCGAGCGTGGATTTGAAGATGCTCTCGGAGTCGTATGTGTAGCCTATAACACCCTCAAGGTCGTACCGGGCGGCGGTGCCGCATATCTCAACTCTGCTATCAATCTAAGAAGCAGGGCAGCAGAGATTGGTGGTCGTGCTCAGATGGCAATTGATGCCTTTGCAGATGCATTGGAATCGATACCTTCTACCATTGCAGAAAATGCAGGTCACGATCCACTAGACATCGTACTAGCGCTCAGGAATGAGCACTTATCGGGTAATATCGATTATGGGCCTAACATCGAAGATGGAGGCACCTGCTCAATGAAGGATGCCAATGTATGGGAACCTCTCAGCCTAGTCAAGCAGGCGATTCAGTCTGCTAGCGAAGTCACTATCAGTATACTACGCATCGATGACATCATCGGTAAGCGTGGCGAGTGATTATTGCCTAGAAGCAGTAACTAATTCTCTAGCAAAGCGCCCGTAGGGAAACCTGCGGGCCTTGCTAGACTTAGATCGAGGCAGGGACTTATCACCCAACTTACACATATGCCCGCAAAGAGGACATTCCTGAATTGCCGTACCTTTGCCGGAAAAGTAAACGCCCTTTATTACAAGGGGTATGCTTTTCTCTTCGCAACTGACGCATTCTATCCTCAAAGCGGCGAGTAATTTCCCCATAGTATCAAGCCTGTAAGAATAGTAGGTGCCAATCGGTACCATCGTATGCGAATCTAGCATACTTACCATTGGCTATGTTGATAGCGGCAGCGCTAGAAGTTTTATCGTCACTTTTAGCAGTAAATACTGCATTGTAAGAGTTAGCAGTAGATATGTTCCTAATCTCAAGTACATAGCCGGGGGGAAAAGTCCCACTTGGGGTAAGTGTAGCATGTGCACTTCCCCCATTAGCATTGATTAACCATATGTTCGCTTGGTCGAAAGTGAAACTGGTATTAGCGGTTATTATCTTGACTTCATCAGGCCCTAACCTATGAGTGTGCATGGCCTTAGTGCCATTCAGTGTATTAGATGCTGCGTAAAAGAGCATGGCATTAGATTCAGTTGTATGGCTTTGCCAAATAGCACCAAATTCACTATTAGTCAAATCGCTACTTTCAGGAGAGCCATACATTGCCGCAAGATCGGTATGGTGAGTAATCTTGTTATTAGCATGACCTAAGTCAGTACCACCTGTACTCATAGTCCTAGTACCCTTAGACATGTGCTGAAGATACATAGGGCTGGTTCTGATGAATACCCTTCTATCATGCAATATAGGTGTAGCGCTCAAAGAAGCAGTTACATTTGCAGTACCTGCCGTCATTGTATAGCGCAATACACCTAGTACAATCGATTGATGATTCTTACGAGTATTGCCGATGGCTGGATCGGTCAAAAAGCCAGCAGGTATGAGTGGCGTACCTACACTAGGGGCCACTGGGGTACCTACTTCGTACCTTATTCTAGTAGTAGTTCCGCTATCAGAGCATATGTAGATTACAACAAATACATCGCTGGTGGCAGTAGGTACGGCTGGCAATTCGCCATTAAAATTAGCAGTACCAGTAGCACCAATTGTGATTTGTTGAGTAGCACCAATTCCTCCAGCAAACTTATACAATGCTCCATCAAGTACACACCACCCTCCATGAATAGTAACCACACCTGATGATGCTGTTTCAATATAACCGGGGGTTGCAGTAGAAATAGCATTCCTATTACTATCACCAACGGCGCTATCTAGTAATCTAATAATGCCGTTACCATGTATGCCTTCATATGGGTTAGTTAAACTCGGAGATGATAGCCCATCTCCATCTCTTAGCCCTTCAGCACTAGTGCTCATTCCGGCTGCGCTTGTATGTCCTGCTTTTGGATTCGTCATGAATTCACCTCAATAATTGCTGAGAAAACGATTTCGTTATCGTTAGTCTTAGTAATTGAGTCGTATGTGTACCTTGCTATGGCAGTAACATCTGTCGCATCGCTAGGGTTCTTGTATTGTATTACTACTTCTTTTAGTGTATTGTTGAATGAACTACTAAGTGGTATTTTGGCTTCAACGGATAGACTATGATCGTCCAATACCCTTACGGTAGGTGTAACTACAATCGCCGGTTGAGCGGCACCTGTATCATCCTGTGTTGCTAGTGTTCCACCAAAACCGAATACTACTTCGTTTATTCTCGCCTTTAGCGTGTCTATCATAAATCTATTTGCTTCGTTTAATAATGGCATATCAGCCCCTCCTTCTATTTGAGAATGTACCCTTATTCATCTTTATCTTTAGGTGGTCGTTTGCAGACTCAGGTAATGTATCGATAGAGATTAAAAACAACTCTTCGTTATTCTCAACCGCATAAGGTGATGCCTTAGTAATGACTACTGATGTAGTGCTTGCACTACTTAACTTACCTAATAGATTACCATTAGCCTTGTAAACAAATGCGTCTGCTTTACCTGCACTGATGATGCCTGATGTAAATATAGAGTTAGCATTAGTACCATCAGTTGTAAAGTTAGTAGTGCCTACAGCATAACCCCCACCATTGTTGATTAATATACCAGTTGACTTCAAATGCATTCTACCATGAACTGTGTTTCTGTTAGATACCCCAATCGCCATCCCACCAGTTGGATCTTTAACCCTGCGGGTTTCAATGCGCCATGCAATTCTAACATTAAAGCCAAATGCAGTAGCAAACTCTTCCCTGTTATATTGGCGATTTCTTTCTTCGTTATCACCTGTGCTAGAACTGATGTCTACTTCTTGGAATCGTTGTAAAATGTCTTCTATAGAGCCTTCGACTGAGTTAATGTCAATATCTGATTTACGCTCTGTAAGATAGTGCCTAGTAGACAAAACTACCTTGCGCTCTGTAGTCGTTAAGGTATCATATGACACAATGTCTCCCGGCTGTACTTTACTCGATAGCAATGTACCCTTCAGTTTCTTATTACCCTCTGCTTTCTTTGCCATAGAAAGTAACCTACGACCAATCATTTTAGCACTGGCTTTAGTTACGGCTGTAGGGGCATAAATGCCACCGGGTATTTCGTTCACAGTGTCCTTTTGAGGACCAAAGTCGTCAACCTGTACTACATTTTGGTCATTATTAGCACGGACTTTTCCCCGAACTACTACCCGGTTGAGTGTACTTTTCCCCACCGATTCTACATCGCCTTCACTAACCATTGTGTTAGTAATGCGATGCTCACGACCATGTTTACGCTGGTGAGAGTAGTGTATGTTGCCAAACTGATCTGTGCTGGAATTGTAGCCGTCGTGTTTGGCTAAAAAGCGCATTGCGCTGATACCGTCTACTCCGTAAAAGTCCTGTGCTACGAATGTGCCACTTGGGTTTTTAATAGTCAGCCCGTTGATTGAACTAGTACTGGCCTTTGCTATACGACTGACTAAATCTGTGGTCCTTAGACCGACATTTATTTTTTGACCTATGCGTACTGTTTTGTCTGTAAAGCCTATTTGCTTTAATTCTCTACCCTTTAAATTGTTTAGCCTATATCGACTACCTTTAGCACTATGCTCTATAGACGCAGGGACTAAGGCTTGGTCAGGATTATCTGCACCTATAATCAAAGGAGGAAGACTAAGGTTAGCGCTTAAGGTCGGTTTATTAACTTTATCTTGTCCTAAAAATATGTTACCTGTATATCTATGTCCGTCACTAATGTTATGGCTTAGCCTAATGGTATCTTCTTCTTCGATTAAAGAATACTTTCGATCGTGAGTAGGCATAAAATCACTAGATGTCGGTACTTTCACTAAAAACCCACTTTGTTGTTTAGTGTATTCTCCGTGACGGACACCATTATCTACGAACTTAGGCTTGCGCACGACTTTCATAATTGCATTCTGCACTGCGTCAGCACGACCAGTTGCAAGATTCTTACCTAGTGCCATGTTCACTCCCCGCTATGGTCTCCTGTATTATAAGTTGCATCACCATCGCTACCCTTTGGATGTAGGGTCTGACTGTGCCTCGGCTGTACAGTGAAATCGCCTTCTTCATCATCAGGAGACTTGCGACTTGCATCTGCTCTAAAGTGCTCAAGTGTGTTCTCAGACATGACTACTCTTGCTACTGGAGATCGGATGTCAGTCTTGTCATATCCTGTTACATCGACACCCTCAATCTTAGGCCCCTGACTTGTAGGTACTGTTGTACTAGAAGTAGGTGTAATTGAGTAAACTGGCGCATATGGTGGGCTACTCGGAGTCCCTGTCAGTGCACCCGGAGCATCGCTTGTGAATAGGCCATATTTACCGCCACTTGTCGCTCTATAGAAGTTAGAGCCAACTTGGTCAGCACTAGTTTTCATTACAGGTGCTGGTCTAAAGAACTGAACATGTTTACTGTCTAATACCTGTACTGGGCGGTACAGGAATTCGATAGTGGAATCTGTAAAGTTAGTATTTTGAATGATTGGGTCGTGGTTAGCATCTTGGTACGGATTAGATGTAGAAGATACACCAGTTTGACCCCAGCCTTTGACATCTAATACGCCTGAATACCTACTCCATTCCATGATGTAAGTTCCACCAAGCGGCCAATAAGCGTGAGCGTTGGAGAATCTTGTAATTCCCGCAACCGGATTAGTACTGAAGTTTAGAGCGGTCAAATCGAAGTTACCTAAAGTACGACTTGCGCCTGTCATGGCCCCTCGTAAGTTTGTCCTCTGCCCTACTTCTCTGTCAGTGTGTAGGCTGGCTGCTTCAGTAGACATGATGACATATTCTCTGCTAACACCATCGTTTAGTTCAGCAATAGTGTCCACATCTAGTCCCATTCTCATATCATCTCTAGCAACTGGGTCAACTAGCCTTGTATCAGCGGTTACGGTCTCTACACCTTCACCTACAGAAGCACTAGGTTTGAGCAAACCATCTTCGTCTGCCAAGTCTAACCTAGCGCTTATTCCTCTCTCTATTTCACCCGACTGTAAAGTTAAGTTACTAGGCCTCACTAGTCCTTGACCAAAGGCTGGCTCTGCTGTGCTATGAGACAGCACTAATCCAGTAGCATCGTGCGTTTCGCTGACATCCATGAGCATGCTTTCGTTAAACACAGTGGGCCAGCGCACTCCTCTGCCATCACCTCTGTCTCCGACTCTAAGTGCACTAGCAGGGTTAAACCAATCAGCCACGCCCATGTTGCTAGCGTCATTGTTAGCGGTATTAGCGTTGCCACTGTAACGGTCATTGCCATCTCCACCAAACAAAGCACCGGCAGCAGGCCTATGAGCAACATTAGTGTCCGCATATGCATCTTCAGGATCCCAAGAAGGTCTAATTCCAAACCCTCTAACTGGGAACCTGCGTACATCTTCTCCACGAGTATTGCCCCACCAATCTACCATGTAATATCTGTGCGCATCGGCTAATTCGGATATACCCTTACCAGCATTATCGCCCGGATATTCTCTTCTAACTGTAGATGCGTTCCTAATTGTCCTTACTGCACAGCCGAATGGCTCTGACATTCTACGACCATCACTGTATCGCACTTGACGACCAATTTGGTCTTGGTTTAGAAGTGCACTAACCTGAGTCAGTCTTTCTAAAATACCAATGTAAGTATCACTTATTGATGAATCACCTATTGTCCCTGTGTCTGTCCCTACATAGTCCCAGCCACCGGCTTTATCATCTTGCTGTACAAGAGGACCATTGTAATAACCAAGCAAAGCATTAGCGTTGGCAACTTCTAACCAACCTCTAACATAGTTAGCCCAGCGTGGCCTATTGTAAGCCTGCCTTAATCCAAATCTAAACCCAAAGCAATTGTTGCGAGCATAAGCAGAAGCAGATGTCAATTGTGCGTATGTCCTAGTCCTAACTCCAGTATTGTCATCAAACCCACCACAATCCATTCCATGAGTTTCACCACCCCATCCAATCAGTGCATCTCCGTAGGCTTCTAGGCGACTTATTGCCCCGCCTCCATGAGAGCCTCCGGGCCAAAAGCCTGCAAAGTTATACTTCTCTGAACTATCTGTACCACCTTGGTGAGACAAGTTGCCATCACTATCGATCTGTGCCGCTGTGTAAATTGTACCGTCTGCTGATAGGCCAGCACTGCCCGGTGGACTCAGCCATTTCATCGCTAGTCCAAATGGCCCCTTGCTTGCAACATAATTGAAATCATGATAATGTATAGTCTCAAAGTGCTCAGGTATATGGTTGTAAGGTTTCTTATCAACAGGCGTATCTGCTACTCCAGTCTTGTCATAGAAGTTGCGAGTTCCACCTGTAGCGGTGTCGCTGTACCAAGTAAACGGTCTACCTAGATTAGGGTGCCACATACATAGGTAAGCGTCGGGTAGATGTAGTGAATTTGTGTCAGCAGTTCCGTTTGCTATAGATGTGTAGATGCTTTCTTCTCCTACCTTCCTCCTTTGAGGTAGTAGTCTTGTCATTATACTACTCTTAGTATCTAAGAACACAGAATCAGATGCATATGTATCATAAGGTCTAGTTAATTTCAGCACTGTGTCAGCAGCAATGTTAGCCCAAAACTCTGCGCTACCACTTACGCTTGAAAATATAGTAGATACCCCTAATGTAGCATGAGCAAGTGTCCCAGTCCTATTACCATAGGTTGCAGTATAGCGTTTACCGCTTTTAGTGTACTCTAACTTTTCCCCGTAATATGGGGCTACAGGGAATAAGTCGTTATTATCGACTGTGATTGTAGAGCCGCTGCTATCAGTTGCAAGTACAACACAGGTAGGGTTTAGACTTCTATTGCGCCTGTGCGCCTCATAAATATCCATAAAGGAAGTAGGGTAGCCAGCGATAGTCAATTGGGCACCTACGCAGCCGTAAGACATTCTACAGAATTCGTAATAATTGTCAGGCTTGTGCCACTCTAAATGTCTAAACTTCTGAGCAGCAGAATCCCCAGCACCATCTTTGTGCAATATCCCCCACCAAGGTATTGTGACTGTATATCCCGGCGTTGCACTAGAGAACATACCCGGCTTGTAAGGTAGACTTCTACGACTCAGTGAAGGAGAACTAGACTCTTGTACACCAAGTGGGTTATAGAGGCCGAGTGCAGGCATGTTGGCGAAGTGGCTACCGGAATCAGGCTCAATATCAAGAATGACCTCATTGATAATTATTTCACAACCCCTAACATCAGCCATTATAGCCTCTGCTAATATGAGTGTATGTGCACCATTTGTACTGATGTCTTGCTCGATAGCAATGACAGTGTTGACCTGTTGCCCAGTCAACTCCACTACTTTGTCTCCACTTTCAGATGGCGCTTTGTTTTCAGTACCGTGGTTAAGATGGAAACCTTTGATTTGTTGTGCAAATACATTCGGTTGTATTACAATTTGGTATGCGCCCACTTCCATTGGATCGGGGAAGTGATTGTTGAGAGTATATGTTCCAGCAGCCTCTAGTACCAACTCGTGACCACCGGCTGCATTCTTACTACCTGCATCACCAACGGATGCAGCGACACCATATCCTTCGTACTTGATTTTAGTTTCAGTCAATAGAGTGAAACCTCCACCGTGGATGTCAGAAGGAGCGAATGCAGCAGTTGGGCCGGAGAAGTAAATGTAAGGGTCTCGACCCGGCTCATGCGTAGTCGAAGTAGCGGTTGTGCTCGTTCTAGTCCCTTCATTAGTACCAATCAGACTATTGATAGCAGGTGCATTGTTAGAAGTTCTACAACTTTGGTTTAACTCGTACAGGCGCTGATATGCTGGATGAGCATAATGGCCCGGCATCAATGCCATTGTTGGGTTAACATAGTGGTGACCCATACGAGGTATAGGCATAGGTGTCATCTTAGGGCTTGAAGTCCCTGCAAGATGTATGTAAGGAATCGATGGGTTTGTGAAACTACCGCTACTTGCAGGCAGTTTGTCATATATTTCAAACCAATCTGTAATCTTCATATCAGGGCTAGCACCACTATATTCACTGTGGTCACGCAACCTTCTCGATGCGTATATACGAGTACTACCTGCTGGCATGTAATAACTAGGTGTTATGTTGACTTGGTGGAAAGAATTTTCTTGTATAAATGTTTCAAAATCAGGACCGTACACTACACCTGTAAACTTTTTGGCACTGCTACTGTTATCTATACCCGTGTATGAAACAATTACTCCTTTACCAGTTTCTTGATTGTATAGTCTCAAAAAGTATCTACCCCCACTAAGTTCACTAGGGTCCGTATAGACAGAAGAACTTATGTCTTCAGGTGATTGTGTTATCAAGTTGGTTCCATCTACACTAAGGTATGTTCGCTCTTGTGACTCACCATACCTGTAAGTCATACTTGTGCTCATCTTGGTTACATGGAAATAAAGGCTGCGATCGTGTGGCTCGTAAGCCGTGGTAAGTGGTTTATGACCAGTATAATCTTCCCAACCCTCTGATGTTGATGCCGGGAAACCTAATCGATGCCTGTGCTTAGTAGTTGAAACATCTGTTCTATCTTGACTTAGATGCTCCCAACCATTATTTTCCCATGTAGGCCATAATCTAGGACCGGGACTTTGATTATCAAACAGGTTTCTGACAAAGCCACCCTCTTCTCCTTGAGCAGGGTGCTGCAAACCACCTGAACCAAATGTTTCATTCTGATACGCTTGTATTCTATCAAAGCCGGGCCTTATTATGATATTGCCCGGTATTTCATCAGGATTAGGTAAACGGATTTTCATATTAGGTGAAATACCAGTACCTGCTAAGGCAGGTGCTAAACCTTCTATCTCCCTGTCACTTACATGTCTGAAGTCCATGATGACAGTACCTAATGGCGAACCGCCTTCTAAGCGATGTTCCTGCCCAGTATCATCTACCACCATCATGCTTTGGAATTGCAATTCTTCATTTGGTATCATTAGTGCGTTTCTTATCTTCTTAGGGTGCTGTTCTGCCAACTGAGGGTGGGCTAATTCTTGAGCCTGTATAACTGGGAACATAGCAGAATTAGTAGATTCAAAACTAAATCTAACATTACCAAGTATTTTCTCGCCAACTAACTCATATCTCTCTTCCCCTACTTTTCGCTGAACCCAAGGTATAGCCCCAAGGCCTCTAGCATTGGCCGCTGGCATAGTTAGGCTACCACCATCCATACGCTTCCAAACAACATGCTCTGCACTAAAGTTACGAGCAGCAGATCGCTTATCGTAATATCCAAACAAACCGGGATGAGGCATAGCAGTAGTAGCAGCGCCCGGATTAAGATAATCCAACAAACCACTATTACCAATACACTCTACACCGTAAGTTGCGAAATCTTCGTGGAAGTTAGAACCTTTGACTATGCTTTCATCCCAATACAAATCACCAGTCGGATGCAAACATGAATTGAGTTGTACCATTTTGCCGGATGCTATTGTAGCATGCCATTTGTTATCAGCGGGCACTGCATTTGTTGCAGGGTAATCACTTGCGTCAAATGGTCTTACGAAATCGCTGTGTACCTGTGCTTCTACACGAGGACCAGCGTTAGCGTAAGCCACATATCTTGATTTATTGTGAACTTTATCAGTGTCCCACTGGGTTGTACCAGCATGTAATATGTTGCCGTTTTCTTTAGCCATCAACCAATCACCTGAACAGAGAATACCGTCCCTGTCGGCCTTTGCAATTAATGGTAATTCACTTTCATTAGTAATAGCAATCAAGTGCCTTGATGATAAGCCATTTACACAGTAATCAGAGAATGTTGCAGTAGCAGTATCTCCTGTACCGACAGGCGCTGACGCTGCTAAGCAGGTCTCTGCTGCCCCGTATGGATTGAAGCCAAGGAATGGGTGCCAAGCACCTAAGCCAGCGGGATAAACGCCTGAACCAACTTGAGTACCTGTATACGAATTCATGTAAGAATAGGCTTCTCCAGCCCATCCTACTGCACCAATAGGCTTAGTTCGATCTACTGCATCGATTAAACCGTTATAGTGTACTTGTGTCATGTGGTCACGATCAGTTACACCACTGTCGTTATTATGACGATGAGTACCTGCCTTAGTCCAAACATATACTTTGAAACTGTTAGTTACAGCAACATGCCTATTATTTGTAGGGTCAATGACATTTGAAGAGGCATCAAGGACTAGTTCTAACCTAGCATCATTTGAAGAGCCACCTTGTTGAATAACAACTACCTCGCCACTGTTATAACCTGAACCGGAAGCGGTTATTGTCGCACCTGTAACTTGACCTGAGCCATTTACACTTGTTATTTGTATAGTTAACCCAGTACCTGAACCACCAGTCGTAGCCAAACCGGATGCTGCAGAATAGCCACTAGTTCCACTAGTTCCTCCTTGGACTGTTACACTCTTTGGTGTGGTCGCAGCCGGACCTTTACCAAGTGTAAAGGTAGTATTAGGAGCACTAACAGAATAACCAACATAAGGTGCGTAACCGGAAGTTGTACCATCACTTACTCTTAACCAACCATAAGGTGGTAATGTCGTAGAAGTACTAGTTGCCACTAATGACGCAGCAGTTGCACTGGCTGGGTCGAGGCCGTTCTGAGCAGTGTAAGATGCTACGGCTAATTCTACCCAACCGTATCTGTCTTGCTTGTGAGCGTTCTGCATAGACGGTAAAAATGTACCACCTATTGCTTTGAGCGGGTCTTTACCGGGGAATGTGTTGATAGATGCACTGATAACTGCCCCTAACTCCTCTGCGTTCTGTACACGAGTAGCGTCTATCAGTACAACATTTTCGTCACTTACTTGGTCTTCAGGATCGCCATCAGTATCATATTTAGCCAAATATGCTTTAGCCAAAAGTCCACAAGGCCTGAATGCAGATACATTGTGTTTATTAGCGCTACCTGTGGCTAACCTACCATTCTCTACTGGGTGCTTTGGATTGATATTGACATGATTATCAAGGAAGTGCCCACCGGGATGATAGCCTCCATCCATGTGCCAAATTGCAAACGCCTTTTTACTTGCGGGATATGTTGCACTCTCTAATGCACCACCAGCCAAGTTAGTAAATACATGGTTAAATGGATGTGCCGTAGGAGGCAGAGTTAAACTACCTATAGTAAAGTCAGAACCTTCGTAATAAAATGCTTTGTTGTACCCTTGCGCAAATGAATCACCACTACTAGTATGAGCAGCGACACTTGGGAATCCCTTTGTTGGTTCCCAATTCATATCGTAATTGAATGCACTTAGTCTATTCTTTTGAAAGAAACTGGTCCTTGGTAAGTGAGCAGATGCAGCCAAAGTTCTATTGAAACCACTAACAAAATCGTCACCGTTGGTTAATTGATTAGGTAAGAATGACGGGGAGGTACTTGTTGTATAAATTGGGACAGCGCTGTAGCCATTACCTGTAGTCACTATATTCGACCCTTGGGGTTCAAAGGTAGCACTGTTGTGAGGGAAGGCTTGGCCGGGACCAAACACCATGTAGATAGTTTGGTCAGCAGTGTTTCCAGCAGCGCTATACCTAGCGTGAGGATGACCAAATCGAAGTATAATTGGACTCGGTATGTTTGTTGATACTGTATTTGTACCATCTGTATATGTTGTACCAGTAGCGTGATTGTTTGCACCCTTAGCCATATCGAAAGGTAAAATACCATCTTGGTTAAACATAGGCGGGTTATTTTTACCCCTGTGGTTATCCAAATAAGGTGTACCGGGGAACATAGCCAGCATTGCATTCGTATCAAGAAGTGCGTAAGCGCCAGCAACTTCGCCTATGTTTTGTAGACCAGCAGATCCGGTTGGCCCACCTGCGTAAGGATGTGTATAGAAATCACCGTAATCGTTTTGAGTACCGTCGTTAACATCCATAACTACACCACTGAACCCACCACCGAAGTAAAGTGGCACCCAGTGGTCAGGGCTGTCTCTGCCTCCTCTAAAGTAGAGGAAAGGGCTGGACATCTTGCTTCCAGCCCTACGAATACCATCTGTTTTCATGCCATTCTTGACATCGCCATTGCGCATGAGGACTTCATCATCACTGTCATGGCAGAAAGAAGCAAAGTTAGTACTAACACCTGTAGCCGCTCCGTAAGTAAGTTTGGTTTCAACTGCTGTTCCGGGCGTACTGGCAACCTCTGCGTATTCTTCTGAACCCCACCAAATTGTAAACCGCTCGCCCCAAGCCTGTGCATGGTCTGAACCCGGTACACATATTGAATACAAGTAAGTGTTACTTGCGGTTGTTATTAGAGTACCATCATCAGTGGTTTTCAAAATCATAGGGCTGTCTACCTTTGGTATAATGTGGTCGCCCGCTACGCCTGTGTAGTTATCTCCACGAAGGTTTCTTTGCCATATCGATATATCAACAGGGTTATTCTGATTATCAACTAGAATGGGAGTAGCAGTGTTTGCATTAGTACCCTTGTAACGAGTAGTAATGTGTAAAAGAGTTTCAGGAATATAACCTACATCTAGGCGTACACCCGCATCTCTTTCAGCATCGCTTAATCCACCAGTGTGTTTACTTGATACTACAGCGTCACTACTTGCACCTTCGACCAATCCCCAATCCTTACTTCTTGAAACTTCAAACAACTTACTAAGAGGTACCTTGTTTTTACTACTGGCCTTAACTCGTATAGCAGTAGGGCTAACTCCCCATTCGCCTAATGTTTTACCATCAGGTGCAAACATACCTGTGCAATCGAAACTTGTTGCTGATATGCTGTCGTCACTAGGGTCAGGCATTGTCATAGCGAACTCAACTGCCGCTGCAATCACTTCGTCAGTGAGTACGCTTGTGAAGTTGATTCTTGGACTAATTAACATACCTTCGTTAGTAGTTAGTGCACGACCACCTGTGCAACCATAGAAGTAGTGCTTGTTAGATGCACCAGTATCACCATCGTGGTCGTAATGAGATCGGCTGGTGTAATGAATAGTAATCCCTTGGTCACCACTAGTGCCTGCATCATCTGTCAATTGCAATACGCCCGACTCAGGGAATCCGAGATAACCTAGTACATCAGGGTGGGTTAGCGTGTCTCCTGTACTGTAAGGCGCAGTGAAAGTTACATCCATAGTTACTCCGGTATCAGTGGCCTTGTTACCAGTTACATGTATTCCTACAGCAGGTGAAGGGTAGTTATTCCAAAGGTTACCTTTGTATGGCTCAGCAGTACCTCCACTCTTTTCGCCACATACTTCACCTGTGCCAACCATATGCTTACCAATTGTGAATCCACCTTGCGCTACATCTCTGTCATCAAAGTGAATAATGACTTCCTCATCAATTGTAGGGGGAGCCATTGTCAAATCGTTTGCAAACGACTTACCATACTGCTTGTAAACCATTCTTACTGTATGGCTGTCACCACGATGATCGACTAACTTAATTCCATAGAGGTTACCATCACCTATGTTAGATGGCTTCATATCTGCTTCAGGGATGTAGCCTGTTTTATTGCTATCAGAATATGCTGTGCCGCCTAGCGTAGCAGTAGCAGCATTAGATGCATTACCATAAATTGCTTCAAATTTAGAGTCTCCATCTCTACCTATACCCCACTTACCAGCATTAGGTGCCCAGCCCGGTATTCCAGCCTGAGTCATGCCACCAAAGTTAATTCGTGCCTTTGCAGAGGTACCAGTCCTCAAACCATCGACTAATGTAGAAGATGGACTTTTTGTTTCAAACGACTCATCGATTACGGTGTTACTGTTTCTACCCGATGCGCTTTCTCTAAATGCATCTGTTTTCTGAGTAGAACTTGCAACGGTTTCAGGCCCAAGGCTTAGATTGTTTTCAAACGAATCTAGTGTTTCTTCAGGAGGCAAGAACTCTTTGAGAGTAGTGATTGGAGCAAATGGTCTACCAAATCGATTGATTGGCATAGGAGCAGGGTGCATGTTCTCCCCAGTCATTTCGTCAGGTTGACACCAATAGTTACGGAATCTTCCGCCATGACCAATAAGATACTGAGGACGATAAGGAGTCTGTGCACGACTACTATCTAACCAAGTACAGAAGTTACGACCTTCAGCACCCGGTACAGTAGAATGTATTACTATTGAATAGCCTGAATTTCCATCAGAGTCTTGCACAACTCTACCGAGGTGAGCACGAACATACCCCATGTGCGTACCTCTATCATGACTAGAGAAAGATTTCTCAACATCCCAAAACGGTGCAGGATCGTGAGTTGAGCCAGTACTAGCACCAAGATGAGGGTCATCTGATTCTTTTGTGTAAGTTCTGCCGTTCTTAGCACCGGCCTGATTGATTAAGCGGACAACTTCACGGGCGGCTGACTCTATGTTAGTAACACCATCTCTAAGTGCTACTTCTCCAAAGTCCACGGTTAACCTTCTTACGAAGTCCATCTTTGTCCAGTGGTCTAAATGCCGTAGTCGGGTTTCTTCATGGCTTATTAAATCAAGTGTATCGTTTCTAATTCCCTTCAGTGCAAGGAATGCAGGTATAGCACGAGTACCGTCAGGAGTATCAAAGAAAGTAGACGCTTCTCTTGAATCCTTGTCGATTTGCTGATGAAGTAATAGCGAATCTGCAGAGTTGATTACTGCGTCATTGGTTCTAGGCATGCCGTTATTAGTGGTATAACTAGAACCTACATCAGGAGAATGCGGCGACAAAATAGTACCAGTACTAGCATTCCATGTGCTTTTGTGCGAATAGGCCGCTTCCATAAACTGAGACTGTGCAGATACTGCAAGGTATTTGCTTTGGCTTGGGAAACCTGATGCTACATCTAGCGATGAGCCTGAATTTGCATCGCTATGCAGAATAGCGCCTGCTGTTGTAGTAGGGGCCGCACCTATCTTGATGGCATCTGCACTGCTTTGTACTTGCATCCACAAGTCTTGGAATGCAATAAACTCACGGTCATGCGCTACATCGTATAGCAACACACGAGAATGTTCATCAGATGACTGGTACGGATCTAGATATGCAACAGTAGGTGCTAAAGTTGCTGATAAACCAAGGGCTTCGTAATTCAATTCAATAGTTTTGTTAACATGTTGCACGAAGTTTTTGGCAGTTTCAGTACAGGTATTACCTATCAAGAAGTTTTCCAAAGGTGTACTGCTTCTTGGGTTTGCATTCATCGCCCCTTCTCCACCATTAAACCCAGTCCAAACTTGACCTTCATTGAGCGTACCTCTACTCTTAGCGAATAAACCTTCTATTGAATGAGGGTTAGTGTAGTGCATGTTCATCCAAACAGTGTCACCGTCACGCAAACCACCCGGAGCATAAGGGTTGGCCCAGTTCTTATTTAGGAAAACGCCTTCTTTTACTTCAGGGTAAATTGTACTAGGGCTTGCATGCATATCAACAAGCGTTACCTCATCACCTGCTGACGGTGTGAAGCCGGAGTCTCTCTGCGATAGTGCGAATATAGTACCTGCTCTTGCTTCGTAGTGCGCATATGTAAGGGTACCACTTGCATTTCTCCAAGCCAGCCTGTAGCGATAACCAGCATACCCATTTACTCCTTCTCTGTTTTCAGGAAAAGCGCTTCCATCTTTTAAGTATAATATGTTTAGACCTGTATTCAAAGATTCTACTATTCCTTTAGCCCTGCCACTTTGGATTCTGTCAAGGTGAGGGTTAACACGAGGCCCTGCTCTGAACTCAACTGCGCTGACATACTGCTTCATACCATAGTCAACATTGCCACCTTGAGTCATCACATTGGAACGGTCATAATAGAAAGATCGACGACCTTCATATCCAGCACTCTTGAGTAAGGGGTTGTCTGCAATAGAGGTGTAGTTCATATCTTGGTAGCCCGGACCCGGAGTGAGTTGTACGCCGACTGCAAACTCCTTGACAAAGTTCTTGCTCATTGCCCAGTTACCACCAGCAGTTGCTGCTGCGGCTGCTGTGATTGTGTTATTACCTTCATGTCTAGCAGTATACAGTACCCATTCTCCGCTCGGCAAGAATGCTCTACGATACCTTGCGCTACCGTCAACACCGGCAACGGTGACAGGGGCAGCATCAGGTATAGGGAATATGCTTGCATCTTCTACGGAAATTGTAGCACCAGTGAAAGGCTTAGTAATCTTAGTACCCGACCTGTGGCTATTGCTAGATATGCTGTAAGAAAATGCCCCAAATACTTCAGGGTCTTGAGGGGCTATCTCTTCGTGTCTTCTACCGACAGGGTTTGGTGCCCAGTTGCTTGCAGTGTGAGTAGCATCAACATGTATCTTCATGCTGTTGTCAGGTCCAACAAATATACCTCTATCTTCATTACTAAAGAACTGGTTATCAAACAAAGGAATCTCTACCATAGCACGAGTGCTTGCGTACTGTGTACCCAATTGATAATCGTGCTGTACAGTATCAAGTGTTTGGAATAATCTGTCGTTGATTGTAGTACCATCGTTGCACATCGATTCTTCAAGGAACTTGTCATCGACATGTATGTTACCACCAACTATGTTTGCGGCTCCAACTTCACTAACCCATTCAGAAAAAGTATCTGCTTCGCTTCCATCTGCTAGTAAAAACTTACCAGTACCTCGATGAGAACCTGATGCAAAGTTGAATACAGTACCCGTCTTTGAACTGTATTCTGCTGAAGCAAAACTAATCCCTTCATTTACATCTGTTCTCGCCAGTTCAATATATATTCTGCCAACTTTAGGGAAGCAATATGTGCCCCAAGAGCCTAAGTCAGTTGCGTTGTTTTTAAGAGGAACGACTGTAATTGTCCTTGCACTTACATCATACTCAGTTCCGTTCGTAACACAGTCACGCCTAGTACTCCAAGCCATTCTAGCAGTAGGACTTGGATCCCATGTTTCCTTAGTATTGATTGCACCTTGGCCGGGACCACCCAATGTAACTGTAACTACAGGTGCACCCGGCATTATTTCCTTTACAATGTGAGAATCAGGAGCACCATCACCTTTGGCGCTGACACTTGCACTTGCTATATCAGATACAAGTCCATAGGCTAATAAGTTGGAATTACCATTAACATCATCATCAAATGATAAGACTCTGCCTCTTGAAACTAAGTATTCGATGGATATGGAATTAGGCATAGAGGCATTTGACCTGAGTTTTGCCAGTTGCGAAAAGCGCCTACGGTCACTAGGTTGTACAGTCAAGACAACCTTTTTACCTAATACTTGGTGTTCAATGATGTCAAAGACTTCATGCACGGCAGTAGAATGATTAGTAGTACCCTGACCTAATGTTATAGGAGTTCTATACAACTCTTCATTGTCCTGTAAAAGAGCCGCTGTACCTCCACCTATTGTTATAGCATTTTCCGTCACTGTTGCACTAATTGTGCCGAGTGCTTTGCCGTCAGCCCTGTAAACAGTATCGCCGTTAGAAAATATAGTCCTAGCATCCACTCCGTCAACAGCCATTGCCGATGTAGTACTAGCATTGTAGCCCCCGCTGTTGTTAATTAGTATGCCAGTACTAATTCGGCGATTGATTGGTAACTGGCGGACCATATCTTCTCCTTCTTCTAAATTAGAAGAACTGTGCGTTGGAGATATGATGACCTTACTAAACTGAGAAACCTTAGTAGATAAATTAGAATTAGCCAGCGCTATACTCTGCGGAGTCTTAGCAGGGGTATCAGTCGAAGCCAATGGTAAATAATTGGCAGGACATAGTGTAAAGTCTAATTTAGGTTCTGCAACTATACCTTCTTCAGTATCACCTTCCAAAGCACCTTCGCCAAATGCAAAGTTATCAGGCATATCAATTTCAATTCTACCACCCGGTGCAACAATATCTAAAGCACCGTCAGCCAAAGCAGTATGAATAAGATCGAGGATTGATGTAGTACCAGTGACAATGGTGCTTACATCAGGTAAGGTTTTAGTCACCATTATTGATGGCCCATTCATTTTGAATTTGACAATTGCACCTGTGGTGTCTTTTGCTTGGAATGCAGAATCAGTAGCAGCACTAAATGTAATTTTGTTATCACTGTGATTCAGTGTAGCAGTTATTGCACCGTTTGTTGTGGCAGGTGTACCATCTATAGAAATTCTACTAGCGGGTAACACAGCACCATTTTTACCAAAAGACTTGATGCTTTCTAATTTAATTATAGTAGATGTACTGGTAAAGGAAGAGTCGATCCTAGAAGCAGCGGCAACTGGGAAATTAGCCAAATTATGACAAACTGCATTGTAATGCACCTGTATAAATGGAGCATAATTGTATGTAGAAAGAGAAGGTAGACTTAAAATGGCAATGCGAGATTCGTCAGAAGGCACTAAGTGCCTAGCCGCCTCTGTGGAATCTTTAGAAGTTTTATTACCACCAATTGTCTTCAGACTAAATAAACTAGAATCAAAACGAATACCACCTAAAGCGATAATGCTTCTTTGGGAATCTGATATGTCACTCATGCCGTTTTCTACAACTTGGCTCACTTTGGTTTTGAAAGACAAGTTTGTAATCTGATTACTAATATGGGAGTCATAGGTTGATATTTTGGAATTGACTGGTACCGTCCCTTTAATATCAGAATACTGTGATGAAAACGAAGCAGATATTACATCAGCAGATGCATCTAACTTTTTGTCAACAACTAAATCTGTTGCTGGTGGCAAAGTACCCATAAACGGATGACTCTTGACATGATTTAACACATGTCTACCTGAATGACCTATGTAAAATCCATCGCCGGGGTTAGCCGAAGATGCTGAAAATTTATTGTAACTGTCAGAATCGATAGACATACTCATAGAGAAAACTATACCGTGATTCTCGTGAACACTTTCATCTATGCATACTTGTCCCTGTCTATGCGAGAACTGAGTACCGCTTCCTTGTGGCTGATACACATTTCCATTACCACCGTCTACTATACAATCTCCAGTTACAATCACAAATATACCAGCGTCGTGAGCCTGTAATGCTCCTCTTCTACCATTTGAAGTAGCGCCAAAATCAAGATGGATTGATTCAACTGTAATCGTGCCCGCCCCACCACTAATTTCCATTAAGCGCAAACGCTCAGGGGCTTTAGCAGTAGGCTTACCAGTTGTAGAACTATAACCAAGAGGATTGACTATTATGTTGTAAGGTACTTTGGGTATAGTAATGTCACTAGTTGATGTTGCTGCATATTTTTTGACAGTGTAAGAACCTTGTGAATTCCAAGGGGCAGTAGTGGTAAAGTTTATGTTGTCTGTAAATCCGTCACCTGCCAATTCTTTTGCTAATGCCTTGGCAGCAGCCGTACCTATGTTGATAGTAGAACTTGTACTAGTCGATGCAGATATAGCAGGGGTTACAACTTGAGTAGTGATCGGTTCAATCGGCTCTTCAAATCTCCAAAGCCCAATAGTGTCATCACTTTTGACTGGGGCGTAAGATGTCCTCCCTGAAGCCTTTACCCCTCTTGATAAGTGAATTGCCTCTATAGTGCCCCTGTACTCACCTCCTCTACCACCAAGGTACATATTAGAAGCATTCAGTACAACTTGTTGATCTTCCTCAAATTCTTTTGAAACTAACAAATCACCATTAATGTGCATGTACAAACGCCTACCAGTAAATGTAACCGTGACATTCAATAATTCTCTATGACCATCGTTTAGTGCAGTAGAGTCATTTCTATTTTCGTCAGTATAGACATAAGAATTATGTAAACCTAAACTAGGAGTAGGGAATAAAATACCGTCCCAATAAGCCAAGTCACCATTAGGGCGATGCACTGGCTTAGCACTATTGATGGTCTGTACACTACTTGTCCCAGCCGCTACATTCTCTAAATTGATTTCAAAAGACGCAGGGGCAGGGCTTGAAGGCGTACCCACGCTCAGCCTCATGACATTTTCATATTCAAACACAATTCCTCCGCAATCAGGAACTATCCATGTCTCTAATGTAAATGAGCGCAAAGCATTAGGTAAAGCCTTATTCGACTCAACCTTATTACTCCCCATATTAAGATTAGGAGGTACTAGTACACCGTCAGTAATACCATTGAATGAAAGCGCATATCCGGGTTCGATTAGTATAGTCATTTTCACACCCCTATTACGAAATCAGATGCCTTCAATATCAACTTGTAAGCGTAGTATTTGTTCCCAGCATCATAGTGTACATGAAACTTTTCAGGTATAATCCTAATTCCGCCGTCATTCCCATGAGGTTCTGATGTTAAGGTTACAAATGTATCACTAACAAAGTTACCAACAAAACTCCCCAACGCCTGCAAAGCATTACCAAAATCACCAAAGTTATCAAAGAAACTACTTTCGTCGCCTTCCGGGGTGTCTCCGCCCAAATCACCGGGCAACAAACCGGGAACCATTTTACTAGATGCACTAAGAGCGTTACCTGACGAACCTTTAGCGTCGTTGTCTTGTTGACCAAAAGTCAAAAAGAAGTTCCTTGCAGTCGGTGTAACTGCATCACTTTGTATAAGGCTATCATAAGGTATCTGTATACCTCTAATTAAATCTCTATTTTTCTTAGCATTAGAAACTAGCCCTAACAAATCTTGTACTTTGTCACCAGCAGATTTAGCATTGACGCTAACCGCATTTAGAGCATAATTGTCAGTAAAGAATTCAATCAGTGCTGGCTCTAAAGAATTAGTAGTTTCAAAGTTTTCAGAAGCATCAGGTTGTAAACAGGGTTCTATGCTTGACAAAAGAGATTCTTTTATTGGGTTGTCTTTTTGCTTTACCTTCAACATAGGGCCACTAACTGCCACTTCAAATGCACTGGCTAATGTTTCACCATTAGTAGAAGTGATGTACCCCTCATCCATGACATCGGTAGTCAACTCTAGTGCCTTTTTAACAATCAGTGCTAGTGTAGAAGCAGGGTTACCGTTAACAGGATCGGTAGTTATGCCACCTATTGGTAGTTTAATTCTCACACGGTTGCCTTCGCCTGCAATCCTTCTGCCACTAGAACTATATTCGGGGTAGTGCTCTCCGTTTTCAATGACACTAGGGTATTCTCCACTAATGCCACTTTGATAATCAGCATGGGCCATATCAGTTGAAAATTCTAAATGTACACCTAATGGTTCAGATGAAAGTGTTGTGCCGAAAAAACTGATAACATGATTATCCATTCTCCAAAAATTGGGGTACAAAGATATTGTCCTGTTATTCAAAAAAGACTCAATCGGTGGCCTACTAAACACAGTCATATAATAGTAAACATCTTCATAAATTGGTACATTGATTGAATCTAGTGTTATTCTGTTGACCGTTGTAGGGACATCATCATCCTCATCGAGTTCTTGGATTGCAACTACGCTACCTACTATTCGCCCATCACCAGTATACAATGTAGTCGAAAAGGTAACAAGATCGTTTCCATGACTCAGGCCAACTTTTATTCCATCTGAAAACTGTAATGTTTTAGCCGAAGCATCTTTACCAGTCACTGTCCCTACAAATGTCCCGTTTGTCAAATGTACTCTTTGTGAAACCTTATAACCCGTAACGGTATTTAAGCGAATACTAGTGCTACCAGCAGAATAAGAACCTGATGAAGGATGGTCTACAGTGCTTTCCACATAAGTAGAACTACCACTGCGCAGAGTGCTTAACACAGCATCTACATTACTAGTTTCAAGGTTGTCAGAACTAGCAATACCGGCAGGAGGAAGAGGATTGCGGCTATTAGGAGTGTTATAAATATCTATAGAGTTAGTAACTTGATTATCCATTGCAAAGTCTTCTTTAAACTCTACTCTTAGATAATTTGGTTCACTTCCAGTACGAGTAAAGGCAGTAGTTGGCAAAGCCGATGCAAAGTTAAACACTATATCTCCCCCTCCAAATTGGGGAGTTGTCTTTTCGATGTCAAATGTAGCACTATCATCGTCTTGGAATATACCTGATATTTCTATATCTATCTCAGGAATGTTAGTATCTATTGCGACCCTACCTACGATGTTATTAGGAGTCGGGAATGCAGATGCATTTCGATTTACTGTAATGTCTACCGATTGTGCTTCTAATGGTATCTCCATTATGTTGTCAGGGCCAACAATCAATCTAATCGGTAGTGCCACATCAAACCCTCAAATTATTACATTCGCTGCTACAAATTTCAAAGCAAACTCATAGGCTTTCATCTCAGCATCACGGTGTACATGAAAATCAGTGATTATACCGTGTATGCCGTTTCTTCTACTATCGTCATGTTCAAGCGCATAAGATTTAGAAGCGTGGGTATCATTGCTTACAGACATCTTTTCAAATGTTGGAGCATCATCAGTCATAACCCAATGATTTCTTTGTGCAACTTGTGCATCTAAACTGCTATTGCCTTTTGTGGTATTGGTATCATAAGGTATCTGTATAGCAAATATATAGTCGCTGTTGTCTCTTTCACCGTAAAATATGTCAGTTGCGTTATTAGCAATATCAATAATAAAGTTACCAAGTGAACTATTTGTTTTAGCAGTATCAAAATTATTACTATTACCAAGTATACCTAGTATGTCCTGTACCTTATCGCCAGCAGACTTCACTTTCTTACCTGACTTGCCTCCAGTAAATCCTTGAACGGTAGGTAAAGTCCCAATGGTAAAGTTATGACGAATTTTGCTATTTACTGTACCGAGAGATGTAGCATGGACCTGTGTTATCTCTAATCGGGTTTTGAAACCATCACCACTATCCTTAATGGCAGTTGTAAATATCTTATCCATCGTTTTGTCACCGGCTGCGTTAACCGCCCTTTGGCTTATTTCTAAAGTAGAAGTTAGTAACTGCGATAATAAGTATGTGATGTATTCATCTGCTCGCTTACCTTCTCCGTTTATGTTAGGGTATGTAGTGATTTCAGACTTACCGATCGACCTAGCGGTACCATCTTGGTAAGTAGGATATTCAACATACGACACACTTTCTCCTAACGATGTTAATTCGGCTAATGCATTTTTGATTGGTAGTACTAAAACCGGACCACCATATAATGAAGATTCATATTCGGGGCCTAAGTTTTGGCACGGGAGTAACCATACTTCGTCATTATTTTCAGGTGTTACTCCACTACCGCTTAGTAATTTACAAACAATTGATGTTTCAGCAACTGATATTACCTTAAGTACTACCTTGCCGGTTGCTGTATCTCCTCTGAAATAACCCGTATCTGGATCTTTTAATGTAAGGTAGTAAGGAGTAAGTGCTTGAGTAACTTCCATCCAATCTCTAGGATCTCCCCCGTCAACATCTATTGTGAAACTAGCGCCGCTACCAGTCCAACCCGATATACTGCCATTGACATTGACACCCGTCATTCTTCTTGTCTTATTAACAAAGCCATAAGGTTCATTTTTAGTTGTAACTTTATCGCCATCAAATACCACTTTAGCAGAATCTGCATCTTCTCTAAAATCGAAAAACTTGTAAGGGTGCTCTCCGCCTGCAACACCGATTAAAGGTACACTATATTTAGTTGACAAATATCCTTCGACCTGCTCTCTTTCATCATCTGTTAGGATTCGATTGTACACTATTATTTCATAGATATTACCCGTTAGGTAATCCTGAGTTGTACCCGAACCTATTTGTGTGGTATCATCATCAACTACATCGTAATCATCACTAGTATCTGTATCTTCTAAAACACCCCTGTTGTAAAATTTAGTATGATATGTCCCGTCACCCTGTTGGTCTACAGTATGGGCATGTAATTGTGGTACACTTGCTACAAGAGTAGTAGTCGAATCCGACACTTCGTCGGAACCTGAGTTGTAAAGTGCAAGTCTAATTTTGTTGTTACTACCAAACCTGTAACGAATTGTCCAGCCTTTGTTAGAACTTTCCCTAGTATTGATTACATATTGCTCTGTATCTGCAGCAGCATTCGTGCTGTTTGCTACGATAAAGATTGTTTTTTCTGCGGGATGTAATGCAGCGTTGTAGGCTACCTCAAACCTTGAAGAGCCATCAAAGTAAACATAAGGGTTACCTCCAGCCCCATGTTCCTTGTAAATTGGAGAGCCTGATTTATTTGCAACAACGCTAGATGCAGAATCTACCCAAGTATTTACTATGGCCCCGTGCGTTAAAGCACCACCTACCATATTAGTAGCAGATAAGTCACTTGCACTAAACCTTACATTTAGTCCCGAAGTAACAGGTAGTCCTCCTGTTGCAGTTGCGTTTTGCTCAACCCAATAAGCAACAGGGAACGAAAGGTATTTCTTATGCCACTTTAGCCAACTTGAAGATTTTCTTTTAGATGGTAGATATACGCTCGTGGGTTGTGGTCGTGCCCCTTTGTGACCAATGCTTTCTTTTTCTTTGCCGGGTTTACCTTTATTCATCAGTGAATGAACATAAGCAATTGCTGCCTCTTCACTAAACAATGTTTGAGTATGATTCAAGTCAACTACTGCCTTTGCTTGCGAAGATACCTCTTGGCCCTTATCGTCAGTAAATACACCTTGTATTTCAAAACCAACCATTGCTTGGTTTAAATCAATTGCCATTTTCTTTGCATCTGCTAAGGGTATTCCAAATGCCGATTGTTGACGCTCGACCACCATGTCTATGCTAGTCGCATCTAGGGAGATAGTGTTACCATTTTCCTGTACAAGTCGTACAGGTACTCTCTCCCCATCAGCCACCTTTAACCACTCCTACTGAAGCCGCTTTGGTTAAGCGGCCCGCCCATTTTAGAGCGTAGTTCCTTTTGCACCATAGCACTTATTTCCTTAGCAAGTGCCTTTTTATCACTTCTATCAGTAACTCCACTAACATCAATTCTGAGATTAACTGTTACATCACCTTGGGATTCTTGTGTAACGGCACCACCTATCGGTTTGCGCTCTGCTGAAGGGTTGACGATCTGTTTGAAGCCGTCTGTTTTACTAGTTTGTCTTAGCGATTCTCTAAGGTCATTACTATGTGCCTTTGTCATAGACATACTGTTAGTAAACTTATCCATCTGAGTCTGAAGCGCCTTCATATTCTTTTGGGCTTCTTCTGTGTAATCTTTGAAATTTTCCATTGCATCTACTGACCTTGGGTCTATATTGCCGTCTACCATCATATCCCCTCCAGTGGGGGCACAGAGTCATAGCCCAAGTAAACTGCGCTTGCAGAGGCTTCAGAATCATCATTAGATGCCTGTGCCCAATACAACATTTGCTTAGCATCGTTTACACTCAACCCCCTCACTTCATTCAACCCCATATTGTAGTGTGTCATCAAAAGGTACTCCATCCCTTCTCGTTGGTAGCGAAGTCGTTCACTAACGGGTCGCCCGTTGATGAAATGTTTAATTTTGCCGACTTCGGCTCCCGAAAAAGCAGCCACCCTACCACCTCGTTAGGTTCGGGTAACAAAGCAGATAGCGCTGCGCCTTCTGAGGGAGTCAGGTTTTCTATATCGAATTCTAAATTATAAGTAAGCCAGTAGTTGAAAGCATGTCGCCAGTATAAAGAAAAATCTAGGCTACCGTTGGATAATAATGGTGCTACTGCTTGAACATCAAAGAAGGTTAATTGCTTCACCTTTACTTCTATTTCCTTGCCGTTTATTTCAATTTTATTCTTCTTCTCCTTGGACATACTTACTCACGGTTTCCTCGGATGCAGCCGAATCGGGGGCATCCTGTGAAGCAAGGTGGGCGAATGGATCGTCACTGGCCTTACCTGCTTCGGGGTCGAAAAGGTAGTCTCCTCCCTCTTCTTCTTCATCTTCTATAACATCGATTTCAATACGAGGGTGAAGTGGTTTCCAAAACTTCATCGGCATATTATCATCTCAACAATGGTATAGAGTATCTTGGCTGACTACTTTGACATTTCTTGGCTCCAGCCGTATTTTGGAGTGCAACAAACCCATTTCATCAGGTACTGGAACAGGTACCTCAGTAATAACATAATCGTCTATGAGTATTCTCAATGACTGGGCAGTAGCGCCACCGCCACTGACTATAGGCTTTGTAAAGTGAAGATGGATGAGGTTACCAGCCGCACCGGCCGCACCACTAGTTTCAAGATGGCTGCGCAATCGATGGAGTAGAGTAGCGTCGGTTAAGATTACATCTATTTCCATCTCAAACTCTTCACGACCTTCACGGATAATAGATGCATTTCTTGTACCACCATAAGGAACCTGTTTAGTTGACAGGTTGTTTGTGTCTAAAGTTTCAGCAACAGGGTTGCTTTGGATAGTGTGGAATAATTCAACTCCGGTCTTACCTCTCAATTCAAACGCACTAACAAAGCCAAGGCTAGAGCCGAATGCTTCTACGCTTCCGTTGTAAAACATAAATGGTTTCTCTGTACCAATCGCTATACCGGAAGCCTTTCTTGATGCGTCATCGGTTGCAGTGTTTTGGAACATACGGTGTGCAATGTACCGATCTCCTTTGTTAGCCGACTCTAATCGACCAGTGTCAGTGTAAGTAGAAAGTGCATCGAATACGCATCGATACCTTAGTTCAGCATCTACGCTAGATGACAATTCCCATTCTACTACTTTACAGCCTCTAAAGATGCGAGTAAGTTGCTTACTATCATTAGCGCCACCCGGAGCATTGCTAGATTGCTCTGTACTGTAAGACCCTACATCTCTGTTACGAATGCTGTGCTCTATACAGAATGACGGAATGGTGTCGCTTGAAAACAATAAGCGCCTAACCGGGTTTGTAATATCTTTAGTCGTAGCAATGGTAGGTCCGGTTGAGTCATATTTTCTTAACAAAATATCGTCACCGTTATGCTCAAACTGCCAAGGATCGTCTACGAATAATCTATGTCCGCTAGCCAACGGTTCAATCGCTGCTATTCTTCTACACTCACTAGTCTCAGCCCACTCAAAGTGATGAGCGTCTGAGCCTAAACTACTGCTACTAGCAGGGGGCCAATAATCAGTGGTTGCTATGTCGGGAGTCTTGTAAGTGACTGTAGGTGTCCTAGTGGTGTCTTTGATGAGAATATAGTCGCCAACTGCTGCCGTGGCACCGCCAAAAGCAAGATTATTCAAATCGATAAATGTTTGACTGGGAGCAACAGTGTAAGTAAGGCCGGTTTTATTACTGTGACCTGCTGGATTAGCACCGCAATTGTAAGCATCAACTACTTCTCTACCAAGACTGTAATATAACCAGCGTGGACTATGCAAAGGCATTTCTACTATGCCACCCATATGATGAACTTTACCTGTTTGTTGTACTGCGACTTGTCTACCAAGCCCTACAATGTGATACTTGTGAATGTCAACTGTCATGTCAGGTAAGTCCATGAAAGACGCTAGACCTATGAATTGGTCGATAAGGCTAACTTCAGCAGATGCATCAGCATTGTTATTGATAGCAGTCGTTACACCAATTGTAGGCATACCAAGAGAGTGAATACAAATTACATCTGAAGCAGAACTAGCCAGCGTACCCCCTATATTTAACGAAGGTACAATTTTTATTTTAGTTACATCTGAACTATGAGTATGGTCTACAATACTGAAAACCTTGCCACTTACTGCCTCATAATAGTGGGGAGAAAAGTTACCTGTGTCACCATGAAATGTCATCTTAGTACCGATTAACATACCGATTGGGACACGCAGTACGCCCGCTGCCGTGTTAGAGCCGATAGAGCCAGCGGCACCAGCAGCAGTTGCAAAAGTAATTTCTGTATAATCTGTGGCATCCGTAGCCGACCAAGTTAAAGGCTCATTATGTTCAATGTAAAGCCCTGTCTCGTGACCCATCGTGACCTCAGAGACATCTCCCTTGTAGTGCGCTGCGAACCCTCCCATCTAATCACCTCATGGTATCAATTCAGCCAGTATGACTACCTCTACTTGGAATGTATGCCTAAACAACTTCTTGGTCCTGTCACTTAGATCGGTACGAGTCTTGATGATGAGCCTGTCATAGTTAACGCCGTCACCTTTGCGCTTGGTGTGAATCAGGCGACGGAATTCATCTTCCATCTTCCTTAGCCTTGACCTGCTGATTGCAGTCCTTATGTCAACTGTGATGTTAACTCTCGTCGTAACGAAGTTGTAAAATAAATCAGGTTGCTCTTCACTGTGTGCTGTTTCATAGCATAGAACATAGTCGCTGCGACCTAAATCTAAACGCTTGCCACGCTCAGGTCCATGATTTGCAATGTCAATAATAACTGGTTTGATGTTATCAGAGTTGGCTCTATTCCAGTCACCAAGGACTGTAATGATAGAATCCAACGGCTCGGTATATTCTGCCGTCATTCAAACACCACTACTTCCTTATATCTACTTAGTATAGCCTTGGCTTGGTTGCGATAGATCTGAATCTTAGCACCAAGGTCTACATTCTGAGAGCCTTCAGGTATCAATACCGAGCGGTCATCAGACATGAGTAAGTCGGATGCAACCATCTTGGTAGCCGCTTCTTCGATGGCCTTTTCCACATAGCGCTCTCCATAGATATAAGCGACTTTGATGGCGTTCCATTCAAAGTACGGATAAGAGTTGTTAAAGTAAATGATACCCATTTCGTAGTCAATCCACCAGTCTTTCAGACGACCTTGGTCGCCTCCCAAGTCAGAGAATGCTCCGATGTCAGATTGAAGCAATCTTTGGAATACCGCTGTACCTTTTGCACCACTAGCACTTGCTCCACCTACATTATTAATGAATGAGTTTGCAACATCAACTACTCCATTGAGTCTACCATATACTTTAGTTATTGATACACCTAACGCATCTGCTGAGCCTTCACCTACGGTAGCGGTGACAGTAATACTGTCTACACTGGTGTATCTTGCTATTCGTACAGTTTCGCCACTACCTATCATAATGACACCGCCTGCAGGGAATGAACCAAGTGAAGTTTCATCTACAATCAATGCGTCTGTGTCTACAGCAGATTGCATTCTAGCAGTGTAAAGTGTTTCGCCGTTAATGACCTTAACTAATATACCACCCGTACTTTGATTTATTCTGATGTCGTTAGTCGAAATCGTTGTAATTGCACCTATCAATGTTCCATTGGCGTTATAAACAGAATCTCCTACTGCAAACTTTGAACCTACTCCACCCGATGTCGTTATAGTACCAGTGTGACCTGCGCTATTTGCAACTCCGTCACCTTGTGCAAAAGTAATTGCAGTAGCCATAACTGCACTTGTTGCGGAGTTTTCTGTAACTTGGGATATTGTTAAGTTCGTTAAATCGGTGGAAGCAATGCTAACATTTTCTCCACCCTTTGTTTGTCGCAGGCTGGTAACTTTGACTTTGCCATTACCGTAATCGGAATTTGCTGTAGCAAGTATTTCATTATGGACTGCTATATTGCTAGTTGAACCTTCTAATGTAAATGTAGGTGAGAAATCTACAACAGATTTACTAACTCTATCCTCTTTATTGATAAGGTCAGCAAGATTCTGAGCAGCACTTACTTTATCAAAATCAGGCCTCCATTGTGTAGCCGCAGTTCCGGCAGTAAGAGTAACAGCACTACCATTTGCCATCCCAAAACATATGCTGTCTCCTGATAACCCTGCATGGTCAACAATCTCAAGCCTAGCCTCAGAGCCAGCAAGGTCTCTATAATCGTCACCCTGCCATACTTCAAGGCGAAGGATTTGTTGAACATTACGGAATAAAAGTGGAGCCGTACCTACATAATCAGTATAGTATCGGCGACGATATGGTTTGTAGGTGTCGAAATTGATATACTCAGCGTTGACAAGAGTAGGTCGCCAAGCGTTATGCGCTTCACTATCAATACGATCTTGAGTGCGCTTGATGAAATCCTCAACAGTACTGCGTTTCATTCCACGAGTCTTGCCGTTGGTGAATGATGCAGTGTTTTGAATGTAAGTATTCTTAGCAACAGTGTATGTGGCGGCTGTTACGGTACCAGTCGCAAAAGGTAACTTAACACCGTTAGTGCTGGTTGTAGGTGTAGATATTTCTTTTTCAATCCCCATAGGGTCGTCATCAGAATAAATAAGAATGGTATCTCCACTTTGAAACCCGTGGTCCCTATAATCTGCACCAGTAACATAGACTCCGTTTGTGTCAGAATCATGGCTTGCTAAAATCGCTTCTTGTGGCCCAATACCAAGTAAATCTGCAACCTTCTGAGCAGTAGTGTATACTATGTCGTCAGGGTTGAGTGGTCGTGTTTCAGCCTCGCCGGGTGAGAATATAACTGGCATATTTCATTCCCCTCACCAAAGCCACGCTGTACCTCTTCAATAACCCTGCCGCCAAAACTTATCCTTAATGCCCTTTAGGAGTTCATCTCCCTTAGTTGCGTTGAAGTTGAGCATAGGTTCTGATTTTTGTTGCATTGATTCCGCTTGTGCAGCAAGTAATTGTTTCATATATTCAACTTGTTCAGCACTCATATTTTCTATTCCGGGTACTTTCGCCAAATTTTCTGCCAACATTGCACCCATATCCTGTGGTTGACTGTCTGCGATTGGTGTAATCTTTGTACTCGATGGCTGGTCTGAACCGAAGTCCATCATTTGAGGCGCTACACCTGCAACTTCAGGTTGTTCTTCAGTAGTAGAATCCATTGGTTCAGGTGCCGGAG